ATGCGCCACTAGATGCAGTGGATCGAGTACATACTGAATTAGGTTCTATTGAAGATACACCTGATGATTTTACAACCAATACAACATTTGGTTTTGATGACTCTCCATAGTTATATATTATGAATAAGACTAAAGATGACATTCTAAATGCTCTTGAAATAAATCTTCCTAAACAATTAAAACAGATAAAAACTGAGGTTGCTCAGACAGAGATTGTTGCTGATACTGAAGAGGATTATGCATATTCAAGGGATAAGATTAAAGACCTTATCGCCAAGTCTGAAGAGGCCATTGATACTATGATGGCTCTGGCAAGTGAGACTGAACATCCAAGAGCATTTGAAGTTCTATCTGGTATGTTCAAGACCACTACTGATATGATGGATCAACTCATTACTCTACAAAAGAAGAGAAGGGAATTAACACAATCGGAGGAACAAAAACCCGCTGTTGGTAGTACCACAAATAATGCAATCTTCGTAGGTTCAACTACAGAACTACAGAAGTTTTTGAGTAAAAATGACGGATGATCAGAAAAAAAATTACCTTGGCAACGCTTTAGTTAAAAGAGATGGTGTTCAAGATAGTTTTACACAAGAGGAAGTTTCTGAGTACGTAAAGTGTATGAAAGATCCGATATACTTTGCATCTAAGTATGTTAAGGTAATATCACTTGACGAGGGTTTAATACCATTCACACCATATGATTATCAGGAAAGAATGTTTAAACACTTCAATGGGAACCGATTCTCTATTGTGTTAGCATGTCGGCAGTCTGGTAAAAGTATTAGCACGGTTATTTACATTCTATGGTATGCAGTCTTTCATCCAGAAAAGACAATAGCAATCCTAGCGAATAAAGGTGCAACAGCAAGAGAGATGTTATCACGTGTCACATTAGCACTTGAGAATCTCCCATTCTTTTTACAACCTGGATGTAAGGCTCTGAATAAGGGTAATATCACATTCGGAAATAATACTAAGATTATTGCTGCAGCTACATCTGGTTCTTCTATTCGTGGTCTATCAGTGAATCTTCTTTTCCTTGATGAGTTTGCTTTCGTTGAGAATGCTGCTGAATTCTACACATCAACATACCCTGTTGTTTCGGCTGGTAAAGAAACAAAAGTGATTATCACATCAACCGCTAATGGTGTTGGTAATGTTTTTCATCGATTATATGAAGGTGCTGTTCAGAATAGAAATGAATATAAACCATTCAGAGTTGATTGGTGGGATGTGCCTGGTCGAGATGAGAAATGGAAAAAGCAGACCATAGCAAATACATCGGAAATTCAATTTGAACAGGAGTTCGGTAACTCTTTTCACGGCAGATCAAATACTCTAATTAACTCAGATTCTATTCTTGCTTTAAAAGCTCAAGAACCTATGGAATATAAGAATGGTGTTTCATATTATGAAAAGCCCATTGCTGGTCACACATATGTAATGTGCATCGATGTTTCGAAGGGAAGAGGACAGGACTATTCAACATTTAATATATTTGATGTTCAGTCAGATAGATTTAAACAGGTGTGTACATTCAGAGATAACATGGTATCCCCATTGATATTTCCAGACATAATTGTTAAGATTGCAAGCCTCTATAATGAGGCTATTGTTCTTATCGAGAATAATGATGTTGGACAGGTGGTTTGTAATGCAGTATATTATGACTATGAATATGATAATACATTTGTTCAGTCTTCGACTAAAGCTGGGGGTATCGGAGTCACAATGTCAAAGAGGATTAAAAGGATTGGTTGCTCAAATCTAAAGGACATTATCGAACTTGGTAAGCTTGAGATTGTAGATGCCGATACTATATCGGAAATGGCTACATTTGAGATGCATGGATCTTCTTATGCAGCAAGTGGAGGCAATCATGATGATCTTGTGATGAATTTGGTTCTCTTCGCTTGGTTTATATCATCCGATGCCTTTGGTAATATACTCGATATGGATTTAAAGGATATGTTATATCAAGATAGGATAAGGGAGATCGAAAATGATCTATTACCTTTCGGATTTATCGATGATAATAAGCAAGGGCCTGTTCGTAATGAGTCATATGATAAATTAGTGGAACAGCAGAAGAATTGGTTAGAATTCTAGAGATCCTTATATATATAAATAAACATGAGTGACGTGAAATAATTCTTGTTATTTATACAAACATCTTATTATAATAAACTAAAACAACTGAAAGGTAATTATGGGTTTTCAAGTATCGCCTGGAGTCGAGGTAAAAGAAATCGACTTAACAAATGTCATACCGGCAGTATCCACCTCTATTGGTGGATTTGCAGGGTATTTTAAATGGGGGCCTGTTAATCAGATCTCTCTCATTTCGTCCGAGAAGGGTTTGCTCCAAAAGTTTGGAACACCAGACTCTTCTGTTCTCTATGCTGATCCGTTTTTCCAAGCGGCTTCATTCCTTCAATATGGCGAAGCACTTAAGGTTGTTCGTGGTGGTAATTCATCCGACTTCAGTAATGCATCTGATTTAGATTCTGTTGATTCACCTGATAATGGTGTGTGGATTCCTAATCAAACATACTTTGAAGAGTCTTTCACATCACCTGAAGGTGGTACATTTGCTGCTAGATACCCAGGTGTTGCTGGTAACTCTCTTAAGGTTTATGCTTTGAATAAGGCTAATTATGAAGGGTTGAATGATGTTTCACCTGTAAGTTCTGAAGAACTAGCAGTATTCAACTCGTTTGATCTTGCTCCTGATGCTACAGAAATTCACGTCGCAGTTATCGATGTAAATGGTGTATTCGGTGAAGCTGGTCAAATCATTGAGAAGTTTGCTGGATTGGATATCTCCAAAACTGCTAAGACTGCTGCTGGTGCAACTAATTACATCAAGAATGTAATTAATGCTCAATCACAGTATGTTTATCTTATCAAAGGTGATTCGAGTGCTTTCACCACTGATTCATTCGGAGCTTTCGATTCTCCATTGGTTCAAGATGGTGTGTTCCGTCTTGGAGGTGGTAAAGAAGCTAGTGGTGAAACATCACTTGATCTTGATACTCAGAATGCATTGGATTTCCTTGCAGATTCAGAGATTGAGGACGTAAATCTTATCTTCTCACAAATCATGTCTTCTGGAGCACTTCTTCAGAATTACACTCACTCTATCGCTTATACAAGAAAAGATGCAGTTGCATTCCTTTCTCCACCTAAGTCAGCTACAGTAAATCAAACCAACCCACTTGCAGCAGTTAGGACTTTTGCTAATGATGACATCACAAATCGTGGTGCAGATGGCTCTTATGGTGTTATTGATTCTGGAGCATTGTATATCTACGATCGTTATAATGACGTATATCGTTATATCCCAGCAAATGGTCATATTGCAGGTCTCTGTGCTAACACAGATGATGTTGCAGAACCTTGGTTCTCGCCCGCTGGTTTCAATCGTGGAAGTCTTCGCAACATTGTGAAGGTTGCTTATAACCCTAAGAAAGCAGATAGAGATGAACTCTATAAAGCTGGTGTTAATCCAGTTGCAGCTTTCCCAGGTAATGGCATCGTTCTCTTCGGTGATAAGACTGCACAAGCTAAACCATCTGCCTTTGATAGAATCAATGTTCGTAGATTGTTTATTGTATTAGAAAAAGCAATTGCAACTGCTGCTAAATATCAGTTGTTCGAACTCAATGATGAATTCACCCGCGCATCTTTCAGAAATGCGGTTGAGCCATTCTTGAGAGGTGTTCAAGCACGTCGTGGTATCACTGACTTCTTAGTTGTATGTGATGACACAAATAACACTGGTGATGTGATTGATACTAATCGTTTTGTTGCTGATATCTATATTAAGCCCGCAAGATCGATTAACTTCATCACACTTAACTTCATTGCTACACGCACAGGAGTTGACTTCGCTGAGGTTGCTGGACTATCTAACGCTTAACATAAATAAGAAAGGATAAAAAATTATGTCAGATTTTAAAATAGATAATCTTAAAGGTAAACTACAAGGTGGTGGAGCACGTGCCAACCTTTTCAAAACCACATTCACTGGCCCATTTGTTAATACAGTGGCCGATCTCTCATCACATCTATGTAAAGCTGCTCAACTTCCGGGTTCAGTAGTTGGTCAGATTGATGTACCATATCGTGGTCGAGTCTTGAAAGTTGCGGGAGATCGCACTTTCGAAAACTGGACTGTTACATTCATCAATGATGAAGGTTTCGATATTCGTGATGCCTTCGAAAGATGGATGAATGTTATCAATCAACACGTTGAAGGTGAAGGCGCTATCAATCCAGAAGACTATCAAGCTACTATGCAGGTTGATCAGCTTTCTAGAAATGGTGATACAGCTAAAAGTGTTGTAATTAACGGTGCTTTCCCTGTTAACATCTCTGCTATCGATCTCAGTTATGATACAACTGATGCGATTGAAGAATTTACTGTTGAGTTCGCTTATCAGTATTGGACTTCTACAGGAACAACTTCGTAAGTAATTAAAAATTATGGGCTCCTCATCTGGGGAGCCCATATATTTTCGTATAAATAACATATATGAATCTATTTGGATATGAAATTAGTAAAAAGATTGCATCGAGAGAAACAAAACTCGATAAAGATCTAAAATCATTTGTTACACCACGTGACGAGGAAGGCTCTTCTTCTGTTGCTACAACTGGTGGATACTACGGTCAATACGT